TCTTGATATTTTTCTCAACTTTAACAAGTAAGGAGTTTCTGTTCTGTAAGCACTTAGAGTTTTATCATTTCTTGGTATGTTTAATGTTGGTTCAAATATAGTGTCTTGTGCCAAGAATGGAACATTGTACCACTTGTTACCATCTGAATCAATCGCATATAAAACTTCTATTAAATTTTCGGATTCTATAATAGATTTATCATAAGGTTTTGGTTCACCAAAATCAAATGATTGGGTTTCTATAAATCCAGAAACAGCAGTTGTTGATTTTTTTAATAACCAAAATAAAATTTCACCGGTTGTATCATCTGCTTCATACGGTGTAATTTCTGTTGGATCAAAACTACTACTAAATTTAAAATCAACATAGTCGATTGTTCTAAATCTAACTTGTTGACTTGTGGTTGAATCCACTAACATTCCAGGTTCAATAGCAAACGCATAATCAAAATCTGGAACAATTTTACCACCAATCATTTTAGATGGGACAACTTGAAAGACATCCAACTTTGTATTAGAAGATACTCTATTTTTTGGCATATATCCAAGAGATTGTGCCAAATTTATTATATTTTGTTTTTCGGATGCGTGTAATATCATGGATTCTTGTAATGTAACATCGGTATAATACGATAAAACATCACCAACATAAGCAGCCATCTCCATGAACATCATTCCAGGAGATGCCTCATTGAAATCTTGGTATGAATTTGGAAAATAATTTTTTGCAAATTCTATAAGATTTTGTTTTAATGCCGGAAAATCTCTTGATAAGTAACGAATGTCTTTATTAACCAAATCAGCCATTGTATATTGCCTCTTTTATTCTTAAATTGCCGGTAACAGATATAAATATCTGTATGGGTAAATATATCGTTGTTCCTTGAATTTTTACAACTAATCGTATACCAACGGCATGATCAGGTTCAGCAACTCTACCGTCTTCTGAAACATTAAGATTTACTTCCAATTCTTCGATTGTAAGAAAAGGCATCCACATTCTTATTGCAGCAATAATATCATTTTTAATAGTATTGATAAAAGTATCTTCATCGGTTATATTCTCAAATAAAATATATCGAATCTCAGTTCCAAATTCAGGAAGCATATACCTCTCACCCTTAGCAGTCATTAAAAGATTTCTAAGATTAGATGATATTTGTTTTACATTTGTCACACTTTGATAAAAAATACCGTTTGGATTATTAAACGGTATGGTCACGCCAATATACTGTTTTTTGTCATTAGCAGTTCTGGCGGTATCTGCAACAAATACTTCTTGTCTTTGTCTGAATTTTCTCAATTATTATCTCCCTTTCTTTTCATCAATTTTTTTCATAAGAGCAGAGTAGTCTTTTGTTAGTGCAGACATTACTTCTGTTGGAATTTCAGATTGTGAGTAACCTTGTGGAATTGGTGTACTTCCTCGTTGATAACCAAATCCTTCTGCCATATCTGCAGTAAATCTAAATTCATTTTCCATATCAGAACTTTCTTGAAGTGTTCTTCTTGTTTCGTCTAATATATCTTGAATTGATCCGTATTTACCACTCTTAGCCGGAACTTTTTTTGTTTCCTTTTTTACATTTGATTCTTTGAACAAAGACATACCATGTTCAAGTGTTGCAATATCATTACTTTTAGATTTATTCCCCATCTTTTTTTCAAGGGCATAATCTATTTCTTCACGAATGATTTCTCGTATCTTGCTAAAAAAACTTTTTGAATTCATATTATTGTTTCCTTTATGAATAAATAGAAAATATATTATTTTTGAATTAAATTACTCGGTTATTTTATCCATTATTTTTCTGTAAGAGTCATTAATTTTTTTATCTTTACCTATTGAATTACAATATGCATTATACAATGGTGTTCTCCTAAATTTACCATTTAATTTGCTAACTACCTTCTGTCCAGTTCCTGTCATTGCAGATAACACTGTCATTCCACCACCTTTTTTATTAAAACCAAATCCTGTAACTGTTCCGGTTCTTACAACAAAATTTGTTCCATTTCTGCTCAAAAGTCCACTTGTATTTCCTCCAAAAGTAACCAGTGTACCATCTGGATTCAAAAATATACCAAATTCAACATGATCACCTCTACTTATTGTAAAACATTCGGCATTACAACTATTTACAAAATGTGCACACAATTTTTTACCAGCCGCTGTTAGACCTTTTTCGGTAAAATGATAATCTTGAAAGAATATTGCCTGAATGGGATCAGACATCAACTGCTCCCAAACGGTTACTTTTGGTGCATTTGGATCAGGAATAGTAATTGTTTTAGTTTTAAATACAGGATTTCCTTTTTTATCAACTTTTTGTTTTCCTTTTTTATCTAAATCAGGAACGGTTTCTACTTTTTGTATGGTAGGTGGTATTAATGCGGAATATCCTTTGTCAAACAATGTTTTGGAATCTCTACCACCCCATTTAAGTGAAGTATAATTATTATAAACACCAGTTTGACCATTAACAGTTGTTGCCGGATATCCTGCCAATGATTTTGTACCCCTTCCATTTCCAAAATTTGCAATTGCCTTGTTCCACGCAAAAGCATTTGCCGTGCCGGCACCTGAATCGTTGTTACCTTCGTATCCACTTTTAGATTCACAAAATGCAGTCCAATGCCCACACCAATAATCTTTATCAGCCCAAGCCGCAGTTGGAGCTGGTCCATAAGTATATCCACCTTTACTACCAACTCTTGTAATCATCATGTGAAATTCTGTGTTTTCTTCTGCAACATAAGGACATATCTTATTAAAAACACCGACTTCAGGAAAGTTCATTATAATTGGTATATCTATTAAATTTTGTTTAGATGGTTTATTTGAACCCAATCCATTTAACAATCTATTCCAATCTGCACCAAAAAAATATTTTACTTCCCCAACAATTGGTCCGGACTGTTGATTAAATTCATTAGCAACACCGTTTAAAAAATTACTTTCAACTTTTCTATATGCCCACACACCGCCAGGTTTTGATGCAGGATTTGGTGTTGGATTAAACCAAGGACCACCTGTTACAACACTTTTGCTACCAGCGTCTACACTTCCTTTACTCAATTCAACACTTTTTTCCTCAGTCATTGCGGCACTTTCATCTACTTTTGCAGGTGCTGCTTCCGGTGATTCATTTGCCTTTGGTTTTGCTTCTTCTTTTTTATTGGGATCTGTTTGTTGATTTGGATCAGTTTTTGTTGTATCAGTTTTAGTTGTAGTTTGTCCAGTACCATCTTGTGTCACCGTACTACCAGTTGTTTCAGTTGTTGGTGTTGTGGTAGTAGTAGTAGTTGGTGTTGCAGAACCTGTTACATTATTTGTATCACCGTTATTTACTTGTATATTTGGATCACCAAATCTTTCAGCTTGGGAAGCAGCTTGTTGTGCTTTTCTATCTTCTTCTTCTTTTTTTCTTCTATCTTCATATGCCTTTTGTTCGGCTTGTAAATCTTCGTTACTACTACCACCCAAATCTATAACTGGACCACTGACAATTTCATCACTTGATGTCCTTGTTATACCACCAGATCTTTGAAAATTGCTATCATCTGCCCTATAAGTTATAAGAGATGCTATTTGTTGACTCGTAGGAGTTGTACTATCACTATCAATATCATTTAATAATCTTGCCATTTATTATCTCTTTTATAGAATTATAATATTATGATTTTTTATTTACTTCGCCCCAGTACAGTATCACACTAACCGCTCTACCATCACCTGGATCTTCTGATTTAACTATTACTTTACCGTCTCTAACCTTCATCGTTGAACCACCACTATCATAATTAAAACCAGTAACAACATCGAGTTTTACAAGTTCTTCTCCAACTTGTTTAAATTGTAATTTACTTTCTGTTGCAAAAACAACAAATTTTCCATCCTTCCTTATTCCAACAGCCGTTCTTGGTCTTCTATCACTACCATGTTCCCATGTTGGATTTGGTCTTACTTCACCGTTAATAACTAACAAATGTGATCCAGCAAATCCAATTTTTATTGGGGATTTCCTATTTTCATCAATTGCCTTTTTACCAGATATTTTTGGATTCTTGGAATCATAAATAATTGTTGTAGGATTTGCAGTTTGAACTGGCCACCACTGACCGAGTCCTGGACCAGGTATTGGTTTACCATTACTATCAAGTTTAGGTTTTCCACTTGTATCAAGAATATCTACTATTTCTATTTTTGCACCATAGTTTAAACCATTAATAAAAAAATTACCACTCGGTCGACCATTGGCTTCAAAGAAAGCAGAGTTTACAAAATTTTGATAACCTTCGTCTATCCACTGAGGTGCGGTTAGTTTTTTAAATTGTGCGTTCTGTGGTGTTACTTTTGACAAATCTCTATTGCCAAATTTATATCCAACTTGTGCCATGGACGGATCCATTACAGTTATTTTGTAATTTCCAGTATCTAATATCTCAACACCCGAAGAATTCTTTGGTGTATTATTTTGTTTTGGTGCATCTGTATCTACTGTGTTTATGTCAAACAAATGTTGATCATACACACCATTATCAGTATAGACAGTTCCTTTTACATTTACAACTCTTTGTAATGTTGAATTTTCTTTACCAACTGGTGCAAATCGGTCCTTACCCAAACTTTGTAAACTAAATTTAGTGCCTCTTGATTTTGTAACATCCAAATCGCCATCTATTATGGATGGCAAGAAAGATAGTGTTGTTAAACTATTGCCACTTAATAAGAAATTACCAACTCTTTCCGGTAAAGATGAATCAATCTCTTTTATATCACAATTAGAAAAGTTATATTCACCGTATGTATTCGTAGCAGGATCAGGTGATATTTTTGGAGCACCTTTCATTGATGTTAATTTTGGATTGTTTGAACAATTAAATGAACGAATATT